CTAATCCGGGTGATGATTTTGGTTTCACTGAAACTTGGGAGACATTTACAGATTCTAAGTCATATAGTCCCACAAAACAATCTGATATTTAATACTCATGTCTGATTTTGATACGATTGATGATGCACTTAACGTAGAAAGTAGTATTATAGAAACAGAAAAACCATCTTTAATTAAGAGACCTGCAGAAAGTAACGATATTAAAAAAGATTACGAATATACAAGAGCCAATTTATATTCTCTAATTGAAAAAGGGCAAGAAGCAATAAATGGAATAATGGAACTAGCAGGTGAAAGTGCTAGTCCTAGAGCATATGAAGTTGCTGGACAACTTATTAAGAGTGTGGCAGATACCACAGATAAGTTAGCAGATTTACAAAAGAAAGTTAAAGACCTTGAGGAAGATGGAGCAAAAGGTCCTAATAGTGTTACTAATAATGCAGTGTTTGTAGGTTCTACATCAGAACTACAGAAACTTCTGAAACAAGGATTTCTAAATAGTAGTAACCCAGAAAAAGATAAATGAAGAAATGTAAGCAGGGGTATTACTACTGCTATAAAGATAAAAAGTGTAAGCGAATCCCTGGTGGATATCGTATAGGTCTGGGTGGGTATCTCCGTAGGGAGAAAGGAGAGGAGAAGTCTGAAGATAGTGGAGAAACCGAAACCAAGAAAAATGGTAATGGTGGAAATGGTAATGGTGAAAATGGTAATGGTGGAAACGATGGCGGTAGTGTAAGCGAATCTAAAAGTGGTGATTCTTCTTTGCGTGACTGGTTTAGTAAGAGTAAGTCTAGTGATGGCAAACCTGGTTGGGTTCAATTGGGTGGGAAATACGCTGGAAAACCCTGTGCCAAACAACCAGGACAAAAGACTAAACCCAAGTGTGGATCCAGTAAAATGGCTGCAAATTTAGATGATAAAGAAGAGAAAAAGGCATTTAATAGAAAGCAACGTCAAGATCCAAATCCAAATAGAAAAGGGAAGGCAATCAACGTGAAAACAGAATCTTATTCAAACTGGAGACAAAATCTTCAAGAGAAACCAGGTGATGGATATCTTGGACTTAAAAATTCTTATGAACCAGAAGGTGAAGTGTTAGAAGGTATGAACGCAATCAGAGCTGATGCAGGTCCACCTAAAACGACTATGAGAATGTCTGCAAGTGGTCAAGAACCATCTGGTGATAAACTCTTGAGAAAGGCGAGTCAAGGTTTTAGTAACTTTATGAATAAACTAAATCCTAAAGCTATGCAGTCGAAACCTGCTGGACCCCAACGTAAACCTCTTATCTCTACTCCAAAGGAAGAAGTTGAACTAACTGGAGAACTGGTTGACGAAGGTAAGAAAGATGCTTGTTACCATAAGGTCAAGTCACGTTATTCTGTTTGGCCAAGTGCTTATGCTTCCGGTGCATTAGTTAAGTGTCGTAAAGTTGGTGCCAAAAATTGGGGTAACAAAACTAAAAATGAAAGTGTAGATTATTCTAACTGGAGAGATGATTTTGTTCCTACAAATTATGAAACCATAGATTTAATCAAGGCAGATCCTATTCAAGTCCCACCCTCCAATCTTCAAAAGATTGAAGAGAAGTGTTGGGCTGGTTATGAAAAGAAAGGTATGAAAACAATGTTTGGTAAAAGATATCCAAACTGTGTGAAGAAAAAGAAAACAAAAAATGAACATTATGATTGGAGAGCAGAACTTGATGAAGGTTCTGCTTGGACAAAAAAGGAGGGAAAGAATGAAAAAGGTGGACTTAATGAAAAGGGAAGAAAATCCTATGAGAAAGAAAATCCAGGAAGCAATCTTAAGAGACCTTCAAAGAAAGTTGGGAACAAGCGTAGAGCGTCTTTTTGTGCGAGGATGAAGGGTATGAAAAAGAAGCTAACTAGTAAGAAGACTGCCAACGATCCTAATAGCAGAATTAATAAATCGTTGAGGGCTTGGAACTGTTAATTAATTTTTTATGAGTGAAGTATATCTTGGTAATCCTAATCTAAAAAAAGCAAATACAGAGATTGAATTTACAGAGGAACAAATTATTGAGTTCCTCAAATGTAAAGAAGATCCTGTTTATTTTGCAAATAATTATATTAAAATTGTTTCTCTGGATGAGGGTTTAACACAATTTCATCCCTATGATTTTCAAGAGAAACTAATTCACAATTTTCATAATGACAGATTTAACATCTGTAAGATGCCACGACAGACTGGTAAATCTACTACTGTGGTGTCTTATCTTTTACATTATGCTGTTTTTAATGATAGTGTGAACATCGGTATTCTGGCAAACAAAGCGGCAACAGCAAGAGAATTACTCAGTAGGTTACAGACAGCATACGAAAACTTGCCAAAATGGATGCAACAGGGTATCATATCCTGGAACAAAGGATCTATGGAGTTAGAGAATGGCAGTAAGATACTGGCAGCTTCTACGTCTGCAAGTGCTGTCCGAGGCATGTCGTTCAATATCCTATTCCTCGACGAATTCGCATTCGTTCCAAACCATGTTGCAGACTCGTTCTTTGCATCTGTTTATCCTACTATTACTTCTGGTAAAAACACCAAAGTAATTATTGTATCTACGCCACATGGTATGAATCACTTCTACCGTATGTGGCATGATGCAGAGAAAGGTAAGAATGAATATATACCAACAGATGTTCACTGGTCAGAAGTTCCCGGTAGAGATGATGAGTGGAAAGAAACCACCATCGCAAACACGTCAGAGCAACAGTTTAAAGTTGAATTTGAATGTGAATTCTTAGGATCTGTAAATACTCTTATTAATCCAGCAATTCTAAAAAATCTCATTTATGAAGATCCTATCCAGAAAAATGCTGGTCTTGATGTTTATGAGCAAAGCAAAAACGAACACAATTATCTCCTTACTGTTGATGTTGCTCGTGGTTTGGGCAATGATTATTCTGCATTTATCGTTGTTGACATCACAGAATTTCCCTATAAGATAGTTGCCAAATATAGGAACAATGAAGTGAAACCAATGTTGTTCCCAAATATTATCCAACAAACTGCAAAAGGATATAATGATGCGTGGGTACTAATAGAAGTTAATGATATTGGAGAACAGGTAGCAAACATTCTTCATTATGACTTGGAGTATGAAAACATGCTCATGGCAGCGATGCGAGGTCGTGCTGGTCAAGTTATTGGTCACGGATTTTCAGGTAAAAAATCACAGATGGGTGTTAGAACGACCGCTCAAGTTAAAAAACTTGGTTGTTCTAACTTAAAAATGTTAATTGAAGATTTTAAGTTATTAACATTAGATTATGAAATAATCTCCGAACTGACTACTTTTGCTCAGAGACATAATTCTTTTGAAGCAGAAGAAGGATGTAATGATGACCTTGCAATGTGTCTTGTTATTTTTGCTTGGTTGGTAGCACAAGACTACTTTAAGGAGATGACTGATAATGATATTCGTAAGAGAATCTATGAGGAACAAAAAAATCAAATTGATCAGGATATGGCACCATTTGGATTTTTAGATGATGGCATCAATGATATGACATCTTTTACTGATGATCAAGGTGATCGTTGGCACATGGACGAATATGGTGATCGGTCATTTATGTGGGACTATACTTAATGGATTTAGATGATCAAATTGAACTAGAACATATACTCTTAACTGAACGTAAATGTAGAATTTGTGGTAAAGTGAAAAATTTGATAGATGGATTCTATCTTACACGAAAGGGAAGAAGAGCTTTACCATCGGCATATTCTTATGAGTGCAAATCCTGCACTATTGGTAGAGTAAAGAATAATAAGAGGTGTAGTAATGTTTGGGAATACCCAGATTGGTAAGGTTCATGCATCGTTTCCCCACTGAAAAGTGCGTTTTCAATAAATAATTTCAGATAAATTCTGGTTTGGGAGTAATTACAGATGCCACTTAACCTAGCATCTCCTGGCATTGTTATTAGAGAGGTTGACCTTACAGTAGGAAGAGCAGATGCCACTAGCGGTGCCGTTGGTGCTCTGG